AATATAGGCAAACCCCAAGTTTTGATTAATCGGAAGATCCAAAGTGGCTGCCATCACGCCTGCAGTAATAACTGTAGTAGGGTCTGCTTTTGATAAAAGTTCATTATTGTTAGATACAGAAATCAAGCTGGACACAAAGGCCGCTGATTTTTTACCCAAGATTTCATTAAAACGTTTCTTTACCGACTCGCTAGACACCAGAGTTTTAAGCGATGATGTTTGAGTTTGTGCTTTTGTTACTTCACCCATTATGTACCTCCTATGCTACGTCTTCACATACAGCGTGGATGTTTAATTTAGTTAAGATGCTATGAATTTCTAAGCGGCCTTTTTGTGTCCACTTAGTCGTGATTTTTGAATCTAAGCGACCATCACTTCTACAGAATGTAAAAGTTTCTGATTTAGTAAAACCTTTCGCCATATGCTGCTTGTAGAGAATCCATTGATCACCGACCTTACGTTGTAGACCAGCTTCATGCAAAATTTTATTTAACTCTTGAGCACTAAGGCCATAGTCAGCTGCGATTTGAGTAATCGCTAAACAGGATTTACTTGAGAGAATTTTATCTACGTAATCCTTAACCGGTTTAAACTCCGCAATTTGCTGTTCTTGTTGCGCTACAATTGCTTTCGTTGCATTATGTGATTCTACCTCATCGGCATATGCTCTAAGGGCTTCAGGCAATGTCTGCGGAATCACCATAGAATAAGAACCGGTTTTTCTAATAGCCGGGATTACATCATGCGTAATCCAACGTTTGAAATCTTTGGCTTCAGGTTTTCGACTTGATAACACCAGGCTATATAGCCCATATTCGTTAATAGCCGCAATATCTTGTTTCCCTCCAGGGGTGTCCAGTTTAACCGACCCCCTTTCATCAGAATCTAGTCGACTGATTGCATCTCGGTGCTTTGTAATTTCTAAACAATCACATACATCCTTAGCGACAAACATTAATTCACCATCTACCGGAATAATCCGAACTTGTCCAAATCTATCATTATTAAAAATTTGTAAGTCAGTCATACTCACACCTCCTTAACCACTAGTTGTGGTTCTGATTCATCAACAATGAGCTTAATTGTTTGGCTGTTAACAGGAACAAACTCAGTCACCGCTTCAGCGTTATCAATAAACACCGGAGCGTTTACTTTGAAATAGCTAGTTAGTGCGTTGATAATATCAAGGCCTACATTAATACGTGCAGCGTTATTCATGCTGCGATACGGAACCCCTTTATAGGTGGTTTCGCAACATTCCTCAACGTTGCCGTTCAACATAACATTAAACATCTTGAATCGTGCTAGTTTGAATCTCGAGTTAATAACATCTTCCAGCATATTGACCTTGGCCTTAACGAATTCATCCATCAGATAAGAGGCTTCATCGAGCTTTGATTTTTCTGCTGCTAATTCAGCCTGTTGACTTTCTAGCTCTGCTACACGAGTATCAATCCGTTTAGCCTCTTCGTATTTATTCAATTCAGTTTCAAGGTTAAAGCGGTGTTCTTTCGTTGTAGCAATACGTTTGTCTATGTCTGCAATTTCTTCAGAGTGATCAGTGTTAGATTCATCGAGTTTCATCTGCAGCATAAACTCTTCTGCTTTTAAATCAGCATATACAGAATCATCATCAAGCACTGGCGCTGTTAGCTGTCCAATCTCATCAGTTATGGTTTGTTTAACAAGTTCTTTCGCCTTAATAAGAGCCTCTAAAGTTTCAACAGGCTCTAAGCTGGCATCTCGCTTTTTAATATTCTCAATGTCTTGTTGCTTCAGTTCAATAGACTGATTGATTTCTTCTAATCGCTTAGATTTTCTAAGGTTAAACTTCGTTTCAGCTTTTTCACGTGCAGCTTGAATTTGCTCTGCAGGAAGTTTTTGTCCGCAGGTCGGGCAAGCCTCATCGATATCCATTACAAATGCATCCTCGTTGACCTGCTGACGTTGATGCATCAGCTCGTCAATAACACTCTCGATACGTTGAATATCCCTATTTGATGTATCAAGGCGATGCTTGGTGCTCTCAACCTTAGAAGATAGATTGTTAAGTTCAGAAACAACCATATCGTATTCATTCGACTTCAATGCAGATTGTTTTTTATATTCCATCTGCAGTTCACTTTCACGAGCCATCAATCGACGTTGTACATCTCTAAGCTCCGCTCTAGTATCAACAACCGCATGTCCATTCACTAATAATGCTTTGTCTGTCTCTAGAGTTTCTAGCGTTGTAGTTGCTAAGCTAATGTCCTGAATAAGAACGTCTCGAGGAGTATCAATGGTAGGTTTCCCGCGCAAGGCCTCATCAATTCTAACTGGAATCATATCCAGCTCTTTATTGATGGCGGTTTTCTTAGCAGCTACTACCTTTCGATGATCGTCTACACTATGGCCTGATAAGATATCAGTCAATGCTTTGAGCTCACTATATTCCGCAATTACATCCTCATCTGATATATCTCCGCACATCTCAAGTAATAGCTTTCTGCGGTTCTGCCAGGAATATGTTTCGTTGAAATACAACGGATTGGTAATTAATTTGAAAATATTTTCATCAACTAATGAATTTACAATCTCCTTATATTCCTTTTCTTTTTTAGGAACCCCATCGACAAAGTAGTCTGTCGTATGACCTGTCATAGTTACTTCACCACCACGAGGGGATGAGTACTTCTCCCGATACACACGCTTTAATTCAACAGTGCCCCCTTCATCCAATGTAAAAGTGCCTGTGACTTCGTGATTAACTTTATGGACAGGCTCACCCCTATCCAATGTTTTGATTTCAAAGTCGGCTCTATCTAGGCTATCCTTGCCGAATAGTAACCAACATACAGAGTCAAATACAGTCGTCTTACCGGTAGCATTATCTCCGCGGATAATAACATCACCGTTGAAATTTATAGTAAAGGCTTTCAAGCCTTTAAAATTTAGTAATTCTAATTTTGTGAGTTTCATAGTGATCTCCTATACAACATTAGCGTCCACATCAATAGTGTGAGGTTCAATCTTTAAACGATTGGCCCATTTCATCACTGTAGAGTGAATTTTATTGTCTTTTTTTAGTTGTGCATTCGCGAATAACTTCGCTTGCACTAGATGATTAAATTTAGGTTGACCCTTTTTAACCTTATTACCAGTGGCTAACTCTAGGCATGCAATAGGATTCATGTCATCATCCGTGACAACCACAATTGCTGCTTGCCCTTGAATGACACGGTCACGATATGAACCTACACAGTTCTTCAATCGCTTTCCATATGTCATTAAATCAGCTGCAGTCTTTGGCACCATAAAGTGCATCCCATTCATATCAGCTTGTAATTGAGGTTGAGCAGGCAATATTACATCTCCATATTCCTGCTTATTAAAGATATTGATTACTTCGTCATGGAAGTTCTTCAACTTGAATCGTTTCTTCCATAATGCCTCTTGGTATTTGGGCTCGAGTTTTGCGTGCATATCCACACAATCTTCTATAGTGCGAATGTCCTCACCTAATAGCCAACGTAATATGGTAGGTTCACCGCACCGGTTAATTAGTTGTTGCCACATAAACGTTGCATGTGGGCTTTTTAGCTTCATCGCCTTACGTACATCATTAGCATTGTGGGCCTTACCAAAATATAGGTCCGTACCTTCATGCCTACTACGCTGTAATGTGAGTATAGTGCGTCTACAATTCTCATCGTTAAAAATATTAAGGACATCAGACATGTATACGCTTAATGGATCATCAACCATACGCTTCCGTAAGGCTCTACTGTTAGGAGCCTTATATGATTGTCTAAGCGCTGCTTGAAAGTTCATACCTTTTCTTGTAGCCCCTAGCACATCGTCATCAAATGGGATATTTGTATATCGATATAAGCAGTAAGCATTGGTCCAATACACATATTGTTTCATTAAGCTAACAATGCTAGGCATATCAGGTGCCGATAGCTTCAGAATCATATTGAGTAGCATCGTAAAATGGTAGCCGTTTTCTTCCGTAGCACCTGGTGCTACATATACATCCTTTGTTCCATATCCGTAAGTTTCCTTCAATCGTTTTTCAAACATTAGACGTAACGTCTTAAATGTTTTGTTTAAATACTTCCGGTTAAAATCTGTCATGGCGTATGAATCACCAAAGAATTTCAGTACCGGCATAATCTCGTTTTCACGGATATAATCAACAGTCAATTCATGATGGATTCTAAATCTATCAATAAATGTCGCCTTACGCTTTTTGAAGTCAAATCGTAATGTTTCTGTACACATCCCTAAGTCATTTTTTTTGCCATCAAAGAAAAGCTGGATAGCTTGATATCGAATCTTCAAATCTAGGAAGTGCTTATAATTGATAACTTCGACATAAGCCGATACAGGATATACGCTCTCATCATTTATAGAGAAGTAAATTTTATGATCATAAGGATTAGAGGAAGCTCGACAATTTGGACAGGTATAGTATTTTGACCCGGTAACATATCCATTCTGATATGAATATCTACGTTGCCAGCTGCCTCCAAACGTAAATCCACAATCGATATGGTGGATAGTTGTATAATCCGCACCGTAAGGAGCCTCTAGGATCACGCTATCGAACATTTTGTGAATATAGGTACTGGATACAATCTCCACAGTGAATACCCCCTTTAATCACCAAACATAGCGAATAGGTCTTCTGCTTCCTTCACTTCAACAGGTGCAGGCTCTACTTCTACCACTGGTGCTGGTTCTTCTTTAGACTTAGACTTTTTAGTCGTAGCCTTTACTTTCTTGTTTTTAGTTTCAGCTTCCTCCGCTTTAGGCTCTGCTTTTTGCTTCTTAGTAGGTTCTACAATTTCACAAGCCTTTACAATAGCATTGGACGCTTTCATGACACCTTCTGTATACGCTATACCTGCTTGGTATTCTTCAGCATTACCAGGGTCAAGCTCGATTGCTTTATGTAATATATCCAGCGCTTTTTTACAAATATCCGCTTGAGCTTTAAATTGTTGTTTAGGCATATTATTCCTCCCCTGCCATTGCGGACTTCAAATCAGTAATAATATCATCTGTCAAAGAGTCACTAGATGGACGAGTAACACCATGCTTGCTAAAAATTGCAAGTGCTTTTTTTGCTTTTACCCCATCTTCGCCCATCCATTCACGGAATTCTTTATAGAATGCTTTTTTATCAATCGGTTCAGCAGTTATATCTAATGCTGCATCCTGTTCCGGCGTTTCAATAGTAGCTGGTTCCTCAGTTGGTGTTTCAGCAGGAGCAGGTTCTACAACCGATTCTGTTGCCGGTTCAACCTTTTCTTCTTTTTTAGTTTTTGTTGGCTTACCTTCGAAATCTGTTACAGGAACATCATCTGCAGGCGCTGGCACTTCATTTTCTAAGATTTTCACCTTACAACCATTAGCTTCAAGTTGATTTATACCTTCTGCAATCTTTTTACTACTCTTTTCAATTGCTTTCTTGAATGTATCCTCGAGTTTATTTTCTGCTAGTTCAAGACTGGTGCCTGACGTTACTTTAACAATTGGCTTTTCCGACATACATTGGCCTTGGCATTGATGATTTAATCGTTCGTTCCAATCTGCTACTTGCACTGCTAAATCGTCCAATGTGTTGAATTTAATAGTTAAGATATTTTGATTTTCCATGATTTAATCTCCTTTAGAATTGAAATATTAATTCTCCATCAACTAGTTGACCTTCTACAACTTTTGGCATTCCTAGTTTTATCAATTTATCAATGACAGCTCGCTTTTGAGTAATAAAAATGCATCTGCGTTCAATCTGACTCGCCGTCGGTTTAATCACAAATGGTTCTGTCTCCACTGCGGGGGATACACATATTACTCTGTTATTAATATCAATACCGACCTTGAAATACTCTGGACCTTTAATTTTCCGATAGGCCATCATTGATAATTTGATATAGCTCTTACATGTAACAATAGCAACTTTCATAGCTCTATCATGTTTACCGTTATGTTTTTCAAAGAAGCTAAAGTCAAATGTATTTATAGCTGGTTTTGATTTTTTTTTTGCTACAAGTTCAGGCATAATACCTCCTTTTTAGTAACGACTTAATGTGTTACAATTAACTTGGTTATTTAACTAGAGCTCGTATCTCATTGCCGTGAGTACGGGCTTTTTTACATTTACTTTTAATGTGTTCGTCATGGCATCTCTTACACACCCTAATAGCTTTTCGATTTACTTCATCGAATATATAGCTATAGGTATATGGGATAATCCGTACGCCACATTTTGTACAATTAACACGCTTCATATATCACCTCCTAGAACCAAAAGGGCATCAATACAAACAGAGAAACAAACACCATGCAACTAACCAGCATGAATACAGCCAAAAATAATGCTTGCATTAATGTTTCCATTATTCACCTCCATGTTTAACTACATATAGCAACATGGCGCTCGCCCATAATATCCCTACGGCCATTACTAGATCAGGTATGATGTAGCCTTGTACATCTGAACCCTCTAGCAACCCGAACATTATAAGGGACGCTATCATGATAAATTTATTCATCTTTCACTCTCCTATTCTTGCCTGGCATCGTTTCGCTAGCCAGGCATTAAACGAATCTAAATGAATTAAGCGTTTACCGCCACGCTGTCCGATTTTCATGGACGGAAAATCAAAGTCTTCCGCCCATTGGCGAATCACTGCAGGTGCGACGCTAGCCAGTTCTGCGGCCTCATCAACTGTGACGCAGAGTTTATTTCTATTCACGGATATCTCCTTTCGACACAATAAATACTTTTGATATAATCACCTTGAAAGGAGGTGATTATATGCAAGCGACTATCAAATTAAAGGATGGCGAATATATCGGAATTGATAACTTACAACTCATACGCCAACATGAGTCTACCTATGTCAAACAAATGGATATTACTGATTTTGAAAACTTTAAGCTATATCAAACGCAATATACTTTTATTGGTAATACAATCCATCTAATCCATTCCGATGACATTGTGTATATTTCCTTTAAAAAATAATTAGTGTAAAACTAGATTAAGAGTGCACTTACAAGTGTGCTCTTTTTCTAATTCAGCTATAAGCTTTACAATTTCTTTTAGTTGTTCTTTGGTACTTGTCTCTGCATTAATAACAACAGTCATTTTGTTTACTCCTCCTTTCTATTTCCACTAACGTTGTTAGTGTCTTTATCTTCTTTCATTTAATTTCTGTTATAAGCTCAACGGCTTAAGACTCACGTCCAGCAACTACAATAATCAAAATTCCTGTCAGCACGAGCCCTATAATATATCCGATGACAAACTCCATATTTTCACCTCTT